TCTACAATACCCAAATCAAGGCGTAGTGACTGAAAATTTCCTAGATTAAGTGTATATCCAAGTGTTACAGATACTTTTGTATTATCGTTTTCCATTATCCACCCATTCAATAATTAAATAGATTCACTCCACACTGGAATAAATCGTCCATCTTCTGTCTTCGTATATGTAAGTATACCGTCTCCCATTCGCCTTGTCAACTCTTGGCTTGTAGGAGTCATGTTGTTTGTTATTAATTTATCTTTTCTTGGCTGTCCAATATGTATAGTTGAAAGTATAGCACAAATCTCTCTAACGTGGTCTTCTGAATAGTATGCTCTTATTTGAAAACCTGTTTTACCATCAATGCTAGAACCAACTGGTGGAGGTATGACTCCTCGTTTTATTAGTCTTGGCATATATTTTCTATGACGATTAACTAACTTAGCAGTCTCTGCAATTGTATATGCTCTTTTTCTATTTCTTCTAAAGTCAGAACGGAGACAAGTTTCTAATCTATCTTTGTTAATATTATAAACAGTTACCATACCTGTTGATCTAGAACTGTGATGAAGTCTTACTAAGTCTCCATTAAGAAACCAGATTTTTTTACCGCCAGAAATTACAGGTTCGCTATTATATGCTTCGCTCTGAATTTTTCCTTTTGCAGTAACCATTTTCCCTCCACAGATTCGCTAGGTGGATGATAAAATTTTCTATTTCCACACTTGACACAATATGATTCTAGGTGATCTATGTTTGAATGTATTCTATCAACAAACATTTTTCCTTTACATCTTTTACAAGTCATGTTAGTTTGGCACTCCAATTGCAATAACGTTAACTCCAACAGAGGCTGTTCCAGAAGTTCCAAACTTTACAATAAACTGAACCTCTGAAGTTGTTATAGAAGTTATTACAACGCTTGTGTTTGATCCAGCAGTCGTACCACTGATATTTACAATTGATGCAGTGGCAATTGGAGGAAACTTAAAGTTAGAAAATGTTACAGAGTAAGACTTTTCCTGACCTGCAGTTACTGTTTCATTGTTTGCAATTGATTTATATTTTCCAACAAACTTTGTGTCTGAAGTTTTTAAACTCTTTTTTTCTGCTCCAACTACGTCAACATCTGTATAGTTATAGGTTGCATCAGAAATAGAAGTAGACAGGTCGTTTACTGCCTCTGCTAACTGATAAATATATGTAACATCAAGAGGTTGTCCTCTTTCTGGTAGTGGTACTTTTGCCATTTTATTCCTCCTATTAGATTATATCAAAGGTTGTGATCCAGAATCAAAGATTCCTAATCCTGCCTTTATTTGCTTTTTAGATGACGCTAGTTGTATTTTTACACGTACAGTTGTTGTTCCTTCATTTAAAAAAGAATATGAGTGAACTGCCGATGTACCGTGCCAAAAAAATGGGTTTCCATTAAAACTAACAAATACATCATATGCTGGATGAAGGTTTTCATCTCCCCATACTGCTGTAATTATTTCTTCACTTATTGACAATGCGCCAGTTGTTCCAACTACGCTAGTGCCATTGGAGTTATATATTGGAGACCAATGAGATGTTCTGTTTCTATCTTCAGAAATAATCCTGTATCTTGTGTTATATTTTAAAGTATCAAAATCAACTGGGGGTAATGCTGATTTTAAAATTCTTGTTTTTTTAATATTTGCATCAGCCATTATGTTACACCAACAGAAAATCTAAATTCAATATAATTACTTGTATTTGGTGATTTGATAATAGTTGTAGCAGTATCATTTTTAATAACTGAATAACCTGTTAGTCCATACAAAGGATTTGTTGTTGCAATATTTTCAAGTCTCATAGCATCTAAAGCAATATAGTAATCAGATGAAGGAAATGGTCCTCCACTAATACCAGTGTCAATAACACAAGCATAAATTTTAACTACGGTAACTGCTTCCCAAGTAAAGTTTTGAGTTGTATAAAGTTCTTGCAGTTGTTTCTTTACTACAAAATATCTATTTGTTTCAAAGTCATATCCATCAAAACCATTTTCAATATCAACTTCAAATCTTGCATACACATTTGGTTCTGCAACATCAGTGCCAGCAAAATCAACTAATATTCTAATTGTGTCTGGAACTGCTACAGAGTCTCCATCTTTATTAACTAAAGAAAATGCAAATCTTAGTTCATCTGTTGGAGAGTTTTTAGAAAAATCAACATTTGGTGCAGTTAAGTGTATATGGTTTGATCCTGGCTCAATAACAATATGGTCAACTCCACCAGATCCACCACCATCTAAACTTAAATCTGAATCGTCTCCCTGAATCAAGATAGTATTATTTAAAAACCTTGCACGCTCATATCTTTCAAGACGATTTGTTTTATAAAAGATAGAGTTATCTGCATTTGTTTGAAACACTCCATCTGTTGCAATAACATTATCATCTTCTGGATCATCCAAAGGAGTAGAAACTGTTGGTATTGCTGTTGCTGCGTTGGCGGTATGATGAACCCAAGATTCTCCCTGTGCAAAAGAAAATACTGTCTTGCTATCATTAGCACCAGCAGATGGGTTTGATCCTGCAGAGTATAGACCTACTTCTGTTATTTCATATCTTTCTTCTGTTGGTAGTTCTGCTGTTAATACTATTTTGTCTATACCGTTTTCATTTATAAAACCTCTAGAAGAAATTGGTACTCTAAACATCTCAAAATCTAGGTTTGTTTTTGTTGCAAAATTATCAGCAATATCTTCTGTCTGTAATGGCTGTGGCCCACAACCAACTGCAAGATATGAAGCATAGGCAGGAGCCTGTCCTAGCATATACTTTCCGATTATACTCTTACCTTTATTTGTAATCATGATACAGTCTCTCCAAAGTTCGCTTCATATATTGTACCATTTATGGCGATTTGAACCTCTATCTGTTCATCATTGTTCATATTAACAGTCTCAATAATTAAATCACCAGTCTCTTCTTCAATATAGACATTTTCACCATTAGGGCCATTACCTTGAAGTGGAACCTTTTCTTCAAACTTAATTGCAAAGTTAGCAAAATATGTATCTGAAGTAGACTGCAATCTTAATATATTATTTGGATTATATCTTTGTTGCACTAACCCAAGATTTTTAATTGGTGAATAGGACACTCTTTGACCATTTATAATGTCATTTCTAGAAATGCTTAGCAACTCATGACCACCAATGTCTTCAAATATTAAATCTGTCATAATTTCTATAGACATAGATTGGTCATCAAAAAGAACAGTATCTATTGGTGCAGTCCTTGTTGGTGGGGGAGGTGGTGATGAAGCAACAAATGCTTTTGCTGGAGTCTCTGGAACTGGTCCAATATATCTACCAGTTCTTTCGTCAAAGTTATTACTTCCTCCAAGATAGACTTGTCCTCCACTGCTGCTACCATCAGGTATTGCTATTGCTGCCATTTTATACCTCACTCAAATAGATTGTCATATTTGGACCATTTTCTGATCTTTGATACTCTATATTATAAACTACAAACCTAGAAGAATCTTTAGAAACTAAATCTAAGCCAGATGAATCTTTATAGTTTATAGTAACAATATCTCCAAGTTGTAAAGTCGGGATGCTAAATATATTCATTCCAACAGACTTTTTAGGTATCATTAACTTATTTATAATCCAATTCATCATTGCATCTGCATCATCTTGTGTTTGAATATAAGGACTATCAATGCTAAACTCATTTTTACCGTATGTTAATCTACTTAGTTTTATTTCATCATATCTTGATTTCTTAACTAAGGGGGAGTATGTTAGTGTATTGCCCACTAGTTCTGGATCAGATAAATTACCACGCTTCTTAAAGAATTCATCTACTGTCAGTTCATGTGTTGTATCTTGCGTAAATGTAATTCCTTGAATTCTTAAAAAGTTTCCAGTTGTTTCATCTAGGTTCAATGCCTTATCTGTTGAATTAAATATTAAAAATTCTGCACCGTATGAGTCTGCATAAAATCCAGAGGTTGTATATCCTTTTATATTATTAAATGTTGGTGAAAGTTTTGCATAAAGTGCTGGATATGCACGATCATATTTAATATCAAAGTATGCACACTCACGCATAATAGATCCAAATTCTTCAAAATACATATTATATTTAGGGGGTTGTTGTGCGCTAATTCCAGATAAATATGTTGACTGAACTACACCGCTCATTGCATATTTTCTAAATGACTCTGTAACGTTAACTTGATTATCTCCAAAAACTTGACCCAAAGTTTCATTAACTGTAAAGACTGTATTTTGACTATAGTTTTCAGATAAAGCATATAGGTTTTCAAACATGCACCTTGAAGAACCACGAACAAATAAAGCCATATTATTATATGTTGGAAGTGGGTCTGTATCATCTACAACCTTAATTAGTTGATTGTTTAAGTATAAGTAAAATCTTCTTGTATTACCAATATCAATGTACTCTACCGACAAGTCATATACCGTTGAATTTTCTTCTCCTGATAATCTCTGTAGTCCAGTAAACTTACCGTCGTCAACTATAACGTTTGTTAGCCCTCCCCAAAGTTTTATTGGTATTGCTTTGTCACTTGAAGATTCTTTTTTTATTTTATAAAAAACAATATTATTAATTGAAAACTCTGCTTGATTGTTTTCATTTAATCTTAAGTATTGTGTAATGTTGGTTTCTGTTAATGCAATAAGTTCAAAATAATATCCATTATTATTTTCTGGATTTAATAAAAATGCTAAACCACCACTTCCCCCACCTATATTAATATTTTGATCTGGTTGACTTCCAGTTATTTGATAATATGTACTGCTTCCATTTGGCGTTTGTGTTCTTGATGTGTTGTTTTCAATTTTTCCAATAATTCTCATTCTTGTTCCAAAATGTTTATATAAACTTGGGGTTGGACAGCCAATGACCCCTCCATTTTGTGGCAAATATTCAAGAGTTCTTGATAGGTCTTTATAAACATAAGAAACAAAATTTAATGGTTTTTTTGTTGTTTTAAATAAAGGTCCATTAAAAACTAAAGCAGATGACTGTATTGTTCCAGACTGTGTTGATTTTAATGAATTCACATCTGTTTCTGTTAGATAGTTTGTTGCCATAAAGTTTTTAATTATGCTATTTCTTGTTGACTGCTTTGCAATATCATTACTGACTCCAGCAGTTCCTGTACCAGTTTCTGGCAATTGGACATATTCTTCTAATTGTGTAGTAAATAAATAATCTGCTTCCATAGTTAAACCACGAACATAATTATCATCTGTCCAATAAGTATTTATACCAGCGTGGTGTGCTGTTGGTGGAGTTCCAAACTGTCCACGCCCATGGTCTACTACTGGACCATCTTGAAGTCTTGTTATTCCATCAAATGTTTCGTAGTAGGGTGTTGAGTATATTCTTATTAACCCCGTAGGATATATTTTTCCATTAAATGGTAGTGATGAAAAATACTTTTGATACTCTTGATTGCTGCTAATCCATACATTGCCAACTCCAGTTATAGAAAATTCCGCTGCGTCATATCTTATAATTTCTCCATTAGAATATAGATACCCACTATATCTTGTTAGCCAATAAATATTTTCACCAAGATCTATAACATTATTTATAACTACACCACCAACTACGGTTGGTAAATTTAAACTTATATCCGAATTTAATGGCATTGCTCCTAATACATAACTACCTTGCTTTGAAGCAAGTTCATTTATTGTTTTTGTATTTTCTGTTCCAGCAACTTCCCACAAAAGAGATGGCTTGTATATCCAAGTTTTTTCTTTATCAATCATTGTAGATTGACGAATTGACCCATAAGATCTTTGAATATATCTGGTCGTATAATTAATCTTACCATCATTATAGATTTTTTTGTCTTGTGATGCAATAGCAATAATGTTTGGAAGGTTTCCAGAACTAGAGTTTTCAACTACTCCAGAATCAGTTTGATTATTGGATCCAGATAAAACAAAATCTGTTTGTCTTTGAGTTTCTGTAGGCATTAAGTAATCTTTACTCATTACAACAAAGTTGTTGTATTCATCAAAGAACATTGCACTCTGAGTTGATACTGCCAATTGATTTAAAACTTCTGCAACGTTTTGATCTGGTGCAACAAAAAAATATGGAATTATTGGATCTGACTCATCTGCTACACGCTTAAATGTATAGTTACTAAATCCAATATAATCAAGAAGCATTGATATTGCATAACTTAATGATGTTTGTGTTGTAAGCAATCTTGGTGCTGGCATGGACTCTAAAAAGAAATAAAAATCTCTTAACTCTAAAGATAGTGTTGCTGCAGTAACATCTGCTTGAGGAAATCCCTCTGAGTATAGCGTTTTAATTGGAACAGAATATTCATCTCCAGCAACATCTAAAATTGATTCATAAAAAATAAACTTAATATTTTTTCTAATATAGTTAGCAACTATGCTAGAAGTATTATTTTCATTAAATGCTTGGTCATCATCAAAAAGAGATAAAGTTCCAGTAGATGCAAGTAATTGTCCAACTGGAAGAGATGTAGTTCCTATATCAGATAAAATCTTTTTAATATTAAAATCAACAACCTTATCTGATATATTTACGACTAGTCTAGGAGACATCTCTATTAAATCAAAAGTTGAGTCAAACTTATTCATTGTTTCGGCGATAACTCTTATTCCACGGATATAAGCAAACTCTCTATATGTAGTTTGATTTTGTGCATCATTATTAAACAATGCTGGGTTAGTTAGGTCCGTAACAAGTTTTGTTGAACGATTTAAAACTCCAGACGAAAGAATCCATCCATATTCTGGAATAAACGTATTATATTCTTGATTTACTCCGTCCCAAATATAGATAATACCACGCTCATTTTCATTTTCAATTATTAGGTATGCGTATCCATCAAGAGATATTTCTGGAAGCAGTGAAGTTGATGATAGTTGTTCAGCAAAAGTAAAAGTTGTTTTATATGCATCTGGAATTTTTAATCCATATTCTAGTTCAACATAACCGTCTTCTGGAATAATAGCAGTTGCATCGTCACGAATAGAGTTTTCGTCAAAAGAATAAGCATCAACCCAGTTGTTTTCATTTAAATATTGAATCTTCCATCTAACTGGAGTTGTTTTATTGGCTGCGCCATATAAAGGATCTGAAATAACTCCCGAAGTTGTTGTAAAATTCCCTAGATTTGCTGTTCCTACATTAGTTTGCATTTTTACTATAATTCTATTTGCTGGAACATTTTCTTTATACACAACAAATGGAACAGCATCATCAATATAATTTAATCCATTAAAAATATTTTTAGCAACTCCTCTTTCAATATTATTTTCTGTTCTAAAAGATGACCAATATCTAAACTGATCATATCTTGAAGCCATATAATATCTTGGTCTTTCTGCAATAGATACTCCAGAGTTTGCAAAATATCTATTGCTAAAATAAGATGCTTTATTAATTCCAGAACGTGGTCTGAATGGTTTAAGACAATCTTCTAAAGAATAAATCATTTTCATTTTTTCTTTAGTTGATGTAAAAAGTTGTGGAGTACCAGAGTTATCAAACCCTCCATCTACAACAACATCTGCATCTGTTGCTCCTGTATAGTAATTACCTTCATCTAAATTATCAAACGTTATAGGTAGTGTTCTGTATTGAACATCTGAACCAGTAGGTCTATACCTATAGTTTCCAAGTTTATATATATTGTCTGGCATATTCATGTTCCACTCAGCCAAAACTAATGACTGTAAGTGTACTGTTGAAGATGTTTCTAGATGTGTCTTTAATGTCTCACTTACAAACATTTAGACCTCTTCCAGCGTTACCGAAATATTCCAAAGATCGTGATTTGAACCACCACGTTTTACAACAGAATAAGAAAAATCTGCAATGTAAACCTGCATGATTTGGTTATATTGTGCAAGATGGCCATAGTCTGCATCGTCCTTACCAAAGTTTGAGTATTTGTCATATGCTAAAAACATCCAAAAAGGTCCTGTATGCTTTTCATACCAGTCAAGAAGTTCTACTCCACCTGCTCCACCATCTGATGTAAATTCACCAGTTGTATTTTTATCAGGGGATAGACCAGTAGATAAAAACCCTGCATCTTGGTAGTATCCTCTAGATGGAAGGTTGCTCCATGAAACAGACATAGTTAACTTATCTGCTATGTGATATGAACGCATACGTCCATTAATTGTTCTTTGTCTTTGTTCTATTCTTGTTGGTGTAAAATTTAATTCCCCCCGATTATGGTCTGAAAGAATGATAAATTGATTAATTAGATCTGGATCAGTTGATCCATCAAAGTTACCTTGTACTTCATAGCCAGTTGGTACATATACCCCATTAACAAGTGTGCCAGGGTTCTCAGACCACAACAGAGCCTGGGGGCGTTGATACCTGCGTCTACCTGTTAAATACGCTGCTGTAGCCATTTAGCCCCTCTGTGTCCTAATTCTTTGTGAGTCAACTTGTCTAATCTGTGTCATAACAACTCTTGCAATATCCTGTGGATTTGCATCAGATCTAACATTGACGTTTAGATTATAATTATACACCTTACCGCCTTCGTATGATCCATTATTAATAGCCTTCATCTTATCAACGCCATATGAGTCAACAGCATACTTACTCATTACGAACTCTCCAGGGGTAAGCATTGCTGGAATAATATCAGTTCCTCTTGCTTTTCCACCTACCGCAAAATATTTAGGCTTGACCATTCCACCAGATGCATATGCAGCCTGCTGACCTCTTGAGGCATATCCTGCTGCTCTTGCTGCATATTGTGCATTTTGTTTTGCAAGGGCTGCAAGTCTTGCTGCTTCTGCTTCTTGTGCTGCTTTTTGTTGAGCCATGTAAGCCTTAGACGATGGCTCTCCTTGCTTTGCTGCATCTGCAATTGCCTTCTTTGTATCTTCTATTGCCTTCTTTAGTGCTGCACTTGTTGCTGCTGCTTCAGCATCAGCCTTTGCTTGTGCTGCAAGTTGTGCATTTAGTTCTTCTTCTGCCTTTTTGTTTGCTGCATCAGATGCATCTGCAGCGGCATTTGCTGCATTAGTTGCTGCTGTAACCTCTGCAGGTGTTGCAGTAGTTGTTGCTGGTGGAATAAATGCACTTGTTGCTTTGTAGTCAGGACTTTTAATTTGTGACATTGCTTTAGCAATTGAATCAAGAAGATCCTTCATCGTCCTTAACTCACCATTAGCAACTACTAATGCACCTTTATAGGCATCAAGTTTAGTTTGTACTTCATCCCACTTTAGTTTTTGCAAATCAATTTTACTAAGTGCAGCATCAAGTATTTCTTGTTCTTTATCAAGTCTTTCTTGTAACTTATTTAAGTCTTCTTGAGCCTTTGCAAGTTGAGTTGATTTAAGGCCATCAATAACTGTTTCAATGTCTCTAATCTGTAAAAGTTTTGCTTCTCTTAGTTCTGTTATATTATAAACTTGATCTTCTAGTTTAAGAATTTCTGCTTGAGCAATCTTTCTTTGTTGTTCTAGTGCGAATTGTTGTTGCTCAATTCTAAATTGTTCTGCCTGAATTTGTGCCTTTGTCATACCGCTTGCAGATACTAAGCCTTCTACTTCAGCCTTTCTTGCTGCTGCAATAAACTCTCCAGATCTACGGTTTGCTGCATCTGCTGCAGTAGAGCGCATATCATTTGCTAGTTGCGCTGCTGCAGAAATATCACCTTGAGACAGTGCATCAGCAAGAGAAATTCTCTTCTGCTCTTGTGCAGCAATATCTTGATTAAGTTCAGATATTGTTTGTAATGCCTTTTCTTGAGCATCATACTTCTCATTAATTGCTTCTGCAGCCTTATCAATTAATGTTAGATCATTTGACAATACATTTGATCTATCAGACAGGGCCTGAAGTGGTCTATCAAAATCAATTTCCATTTTTCTTTGAGCATCATTAATATTTTCCTGAATATCATCAAGAAGATTTTGACCAATTTTTGAGTCGTATTTAAGTTCAAAGTTAATCTTATCAATCTTATCTTGTTCTTTTTGAATATCATCATTTACTTTTTCAACAGCATTTTCTGCTAGTTTAATCTCTGCCTTTAATTCAAAGTTTTTTAAATCAAACTGATTTTGTAATGTTCTGGCTTGCAAATCAAGTGCAGTAACATTAGCGTCAATTCCTTCTTGTGTTTTTTGCTCAAAGGTTTTTGTTTGGTTTGCAATTAACTCAAGAAGATCAGAATACTCCTTGGTCTTATTTATTAAATCACCAAACTTATCTTTAGTGTTTACAGTTGCATCGGCTGAAGCAATTGCAAAAGCATTATTCTTGTCCTTTAATATTTCAAGAATAACTTCATGCTTTACTCCAGCAGCAGTAAGCCTCTTAAATGCTTCAACCTGCATCTTTGTCTCTGCAATATTGTCACTAAGTTTTATTGTGCTTAATTGATAATTAAGATTAATAGTCTTTTCTATTTCTTTATTTAATTCTGCTTGCTCTTCCTTAGTGGCTTTTAGTCCTCCTTGTGCTGCGATCTTTGCAGTTAAAGTTGCGTCCTGTAATATCTTTTGAATTTCAAGTGAGTTATATCCTTCTTTTGTTAAAAGTTGATGCGCTGTAACTTGGTTTTCAATTTCTTTACTTGCATCCTTTACATCTTGGATGTATCCACCAATTGTTGCTTTACGGAATCCTTCATTGATAACTATAAAATCTTCTTTAAGACCAGAGATTCTTCCATTTTCTTTAATATCAAATAAAGTATTTGCCCATAACTTAAATTGCTCTGCATCTAAACCTCTAATAATCTCCATGAAGTCTTTATCAATAGATATTCCAGCATCCTTTGCTGCTGCCTCTATTTGCTTAATTGCTCCACGTTGCTCATCAAGTCCTGGGTTTATTGATTCTTTACCGCCATCTTTAAGGAATTTTCTTAAAGATTCTAATGGCTTAAGAGCATCAAACCCACCCTCTTTAATAAGTTTAAGTCTTTGAGCAAGATCATTAAGGAATGAGTCATCTCTTGTTGGACCATCACCCTTTGGAGTTGTAGCGCCAGGAACAACTGCTCCACTAACAGGGGCTGTTGGAAAAAGTTCTTCTCTTATTTTATTTAGGGCTTCTGTTTTTGCTTTTTCTATATTTGTTGCATTCTTTTTAAATTCTGCAAGGGCTTTTGCTTTTTCCTTTGGATCTACCTTTGTAGTTGCTAATCTTTCACCAGTTCTGCTTCTTCCAGCAGTTGCACGGAATTTAGGGTTTCTTTCTAAGAAGTCAGCCTCTAATTCTCTATCTAATATTTTATCAAAACTATCGCTATACTCAATAGAACCAATAGTTAAAATTGCTTGAAGTTGAACATTCTTATCAAGTTTGCTTATCTCGCTCCACTGCTTGATTGCAGAATCTAGAGTAAGGTTTTTACCAACTCCACCTGCTTCTTCTTGCATCTTAACAAGAGTCTTAAGTGTAACTTGTCCATTAGGGAATTGCTTTTTAAGTGCTTCAATTTCTTTTCCTCGTGCTTTAATTCTTGGCAGATCACTTTTTTCTGTTTCAATTTCTAACTTAATTCCAATATA